CTCTATTAAAGGATGACACATGCCCAAGGCTCAATACCATTCTTTAATAGAGTAGGATAGGAATGTTTAACACATACTACTTTAATACCCTTGTTGTTTTTAATTAGCTTTTTAAGTTCAGTATAGTTAGTAAAGGGACCAGCCGATACTAGTACTGCTTTACCTTTATGTATGGGATGCTTGGTTACCCACTTCTTTTCATCCAGAAGTTCCATGTTAGAAATAATATTATTCCTAATATATTCTTTAGGTACGCAATCTCTTGGATGTACAACTACTGGAACTCTTTTTAGTTCGTCAGGACATCCCGGTAGATTGTCATCGGAGAGTAGAAGACAGAGATGAGTGTGACCACCACCAACAACATTATCGCCAGAAGGAAGAACGTATTTCCGAACATTAACGGTCTCATCGAATACAGTCCAACCATCCTCAGTAGTTTCTTGAGCGTCAACTTTCTTCGTAGGTATCTTATCAAATACATTTTTAACTCCATGATATTCTTCAGGTGGTGTCTTGTCATCATCATCCTTAGTAAAGAAGTGATCCATCACTACAACAGGAACATGTTTCAGCATGGCGTATTCATGCTCTACAGTTTTAATACTATTACCACTACCTATCATTGCCAGATCAATCTTACCCAGCGTTAGAGATGTAAGAGTATTACGAACATTACCTTTATACAGTTCAAAAGTAAACTTCTTATCAGTCTTCTTCATAACTTCAGTAAATTCATGCAGTCTCTTGGTGACTGCCGCATAAGTATTATGAGGCTTTACATTAAACTCTTCTTCATCAACCTCAATACTTGCATCTTCAAAGAGATCATATCCAATGTAGTGTACCTTGTTTGAGTTTTCAAAGGAAGCCAAAGACATTTCAATAGCACGTCCAGCATTCCATGTCCCTGTTTCTAAGATAGTCTCTGGTTTGTAAAGACGTATTATATCAGCAAGCTGCTTATATCTCTGCGGTAGAATGTCTGGAGATGTTTCTTCATCAGAGAGTTTGAAAACTCTTTCACCATCAGAATCTCTAATAGCAACATTGGTGCTACCCTTAAGGTGAAGAAACAAATCACTTACTATAGAGTTATCTCTCTCTACTTCATGTACTCGCATACCATGAGCAGTATAGATAGTCATTAACCTACTAAAGATAAAGCCATCATACCACTCACGATAATTCATAAACTCATTAGAAATATAACAACCACGTAGATCACCAAGCATATCTACAGATGATTGACGTGAAAGATTAAATCCCTGTAGAAAATAATCTGGTTCATCTTCATCATCTATTAGATAAACTACATCACATTTATCTTCGTTAATGGGTAGCATTTTATTGAGAGAATTTACTGTAATCTTTTTCTTGGAGATGGTGTCAGCATCTATCCAGAATAACCAGCAGTCCTCATTATTAAATGCAGCCTCAGTCAACGCCATTACTTTAGGTATGAATGTAGCAGCATCTATTGAACGGTTGTACTGTACTTTTCCACCTTCAGTGCCGTCGTGGATTTTATTATTCTCCATACACTCAGCATAATCTTCTACCTCTTCTAAGTTATGGTAGAAGATATTATCAGCTTCAGGAAGAACATGTTTTTTAATATCTATATCATAGTAATAACAGTGTATATCTATAGATGACTGCCATGTCTTAGACATTAGACTAAGAAGATGCGAAGACATCTCCTTTAGATATTCTTCGTTGAAGCATGTTACAAACTTATACTTCATCATACATGTCCATTGGCTTTACTCGGCCTCGCCCTGCTAGGTATGTATAATCCCCATTCCATTCGGCTGCATACTTACCATCAGTAGTCCGACCACACTTCCAATCTTTAAACCAAGGACCACCCGTTGTAAAGTGTACGTTCTTGGCATCCATGTCTTCTGGAGAATGATTGTCCAACCAGTTCCATTCTTCATGGATGCTACCAATATCAGAATCTTTATCAGGCAACCACTCAAAGCCGTGCAAGTATCCACCAGTCTCTGTGTTTACAAGAGAAGGAGTAAGCATCTTATTGAGCTTATGACCACAGTTAAAGAGCATAAGGCTAGACCAATTCTTACGTCGGTAGTTCTCTTGTTTACGTCCATCCATTTTAACACCATCACCCGGTGCATACTTATGTTTAACACAGTATAGTGGGTAGTAGTCTGAGTTATACTCTTCAAAGATTTCATTGATGTCAGTACGTAGGTACATGTCAGAGTCCATGTACAAGGCCCAGCCTTCATACATGTTCATGGCTGGCACCAAGAAGCGAGTGAAACTAAACTCACTTGAGAAGGGCTTGCCGTCAATCTTATCAATAGTTTGTCCATCAACTACATCAAACTCTCTGGTGTACATACCCATTCGCTCTGCGACATCACGCCGGATAGGTACAACACGTACATTATCTACGGCTATGCGTTCAATGGTAAACTTTAAAACTTCATAGGCTGTATCCTCTTTAGGATCATAGCCTATGTATACAGTGTTGGGTGCTTTCTTCATCTATATTCCTTTTTTTCATTCCCATGATTAGGGTGAAAATTATAATTAATACTTGCTACTGCTCTGACTGCTGCTGCTTCTTCAACAGTGTCATAATATCCTAAATGTTTCCTTACCCCGTTTACACGTGCTTCAGCTGTATATTTATTTCTTGATTTATAAAAATACACCCCTACATAACCAGTTGTATTATTTTCTTGTAATGTTCTATTTTTCTGGTTTTCAGCGTGAGTTACATTCCTAAGATTTTCTATTCTATTATCTGTAGGGTCTTGATTTATATGATCTATTTCATTTTTAGGCCACTCACCATAATATATTAACCATGCTATACGATGTGTGTAATAACTTTTGGTTAATACACAGCCATCTAATCTAGCTATCTGTCCAGACTTTCTACGAGTAATGGCTGTAAGTGCTTCTTTACCAGCCCATTGATTATTAAAAGACTTTCTATGGGTAGGGTTCTTACAATATTTTGCTGGTCTTTCTTTCCAGAAGAGTTTACCAGTATCAGGATTGTAAGTTAATAATTCTCTAGCTATTTCAGCAGTAAGTTCCATAATAATTATCCTTATACACTATATTTGTTTATCTGTCAAGCACTTTCTGCCCATACTTCTGACCAGCTACCACTCAATGCACCCTTTGCATAGTCAGTGGAGTGGTTCTCAAAGAAGTTAGTATGAGTAGGTGCATTGATCATAGTCTCTACCCAAGGCAGAGGATTACGTTTGACCTTGAAGATACCCTTCATACCCATAGAGATAAGCCTACGGTCTGCAATGTACCTGATGTATTCCTTTACCTCAGTATCCCTAAGACCTTCTACCTTACCCATCTTAAATGATAGGTCAACAAACTTATCTTCTAGGTCAACCATAGTCTCTGCAATGCTATAGATGGTTGACTTGGTTTCGTCGTTCCACTCCTCACGGTTCTCTTCGATGTAAGTTCTAAAGAGTTGGATCATACCCTCTGCATGTTGTGTCTCATCTACAATAGACCACGTTACAATCTGTCCCATGCCCTTCATCTTACCGTGTCGTGGGAAGTTAAGCAGCATGATAAAGCTAGAGAACAATGCCAGCCCCTCAGTAAAGGCAGAGATAGCAGCAATCTTAATAGGCAGAGATATTTTCTTACTGTTTACATTAGCCATGAAGTACTCATGCTTCTCACGCATGGCATCATACTCCAAGAACTCATTGTATGTAGAGTCAGGCATACCCAGTGACTCAATCAAGTGTGAGTAGGCTGCAATGTGTAGTGCTTCCCTAGCAGCAAAGCCTGACAACATCATACGTACTTCAGGCTGCGGGAAGTTAGGTAGGTAGTTATCAATGTACCCACCAGCTACATCAATATCAGACTGTGTAAAGAACCTAAAGATATTGGTTAAGAAATACTTCTCTTCAGTAGAGAGGGTATTCTTCCAGTCTTTAATGTCTTCCATCATGGGTACTTCAGTGTGCAGCCAGTGAGACTGCTCATGTTTCAACCACAGGTCGTATGCCCACGGGTAGTGAAACGGTTTGAAGTAGTCACGTTTATCTTGAAGCTTTAATTTACTGGTCATAGTATGGTCTCTTTCCTCTGTTGTCTTTCCACTGCCTTGGTATACCTTCTTCGTGATCAAAAGTATAGTGGCTGTTCCACATAGCACAAGATATGCTAGTAAAAATTCCGTATCCCTTTGATCTTAGGTGGCAGTACCACTTATATATCATGCTAACCTTCACAGGCCAAGCACTCCTCACCAGAAGCAAGTGCTTCCATATCAATCTCTTGTATAATCTCTCGTTCAATCTTACGTGATACCTTGTCAGCCTTACCAATCTTTTCAGAGCGGCAGTAGTACATAGTCTTGACCCCTTTCTTCCATGCCATGAAGTGTACAGCATGTAGGTAGGTGATGTTTGCATCTGGCCTAAAGAAAACATTGAGTGACTGAGACTGATCAATATACTCCTGCCTATCAGCGGCATGTTCAATCACCCACCGCTGATCAATCTCCATAGAAGTCTTATATATTTCTTTTTCTTGATCGTCCAAGCAGCGTAGGTGCTGCACTGAACCATCGTTAGCAATGATTGATGACCAGATACGATCATAGTGAAGGTTAACATTACCTTCACACTTATCTTTAATAAGTTTATCTAAAAACTTATTCTTGTTTAGAAAAGAACCACTTAAGGTATCTTGCCTGTAGGCGTTAGCTCTCCAAGGTTCAATAGATGGAGAGGTATTGCCCATGATAATAGAGGAAGAAGCATTAGGTGCAATAGCCATGACATGACTACACCTTAGTCCAGTGCCTTGGGCATCAGGAGCCTCGCCTCTCTCACGTCCAAGCTCAAGGTTGGCTGAGTCAAGCCCTGATCTAATGTGTTTGAACATCTTCATGTTGGCTGACTTAGCCAAGGCTGTTTCAAAGGGTATCCCCTTCTTCTGTAGATAAGCATGGAAGCCTAACGCACCTACACCTATACTACGCTCACGCATTGCTGAATATTTAGCACGGCTAATACTATCAGGAGCATCCTCAATAAATTTACTCAGGGTATTGTCAAGCATCTCCAACACATCTTTAAGAAAGCCTTTATCCTTAGACCACTCATCAAAGTATTCTAGGTTAAGGGAAGACAAGCAGCATACAGCAGTCCGATCCTTATTAGTTGGTAGTATAATCTCTGAGCATAGATTGGATTGGTTAATCTTTAAGCCAAGCTGCTTCAACCATACCGGCATCTTCTCATTGGATGTATCAATGAAGTGTAGGTATGGCTCGCCTGTTTGCATACGCATCTCCAAGATACGCTGCCACATATCCCTTGCTGATACAGTCTCTTTAATTTCTTTTGTATGTGGTTCACGTAGGTGCCAGCTATCATCTACATTGGGATCAGTCATGCAATCTTCAATAAGCTGCATAAACTTATTGCTAATATTAATACCATGGTGGAGGTTCAAGCATCTAAAGTTTTGATCACCAGTAGGCTTACGCATTTCCAAGAACAAGATAATATCAGGGTGATCTATGTCTAGATAGGCAGCATAGCTTCCCCTACGTGTACGTCCCTGACGGTAGGCTAGGCTGGAGGCATCATACATCTTTAGATGAGGCATCATACCCGTTGACTTATCATCAGCAGAACGAATACCAAAACCAATACCTACACCACCACCATACATAGACAGCCAGTTAGTCTCTGATAGATTGTTTACTAACCCTTCAGCAGTGTCATCAATGTAGTTAAGGTAACACGAGATGGGTAGCCCACGCTTGGACCTTCCATAAGATAGGATAGGAGTAGAGTAAGACAGCCAGTGCTTGGAGGCGTAGTCATATAGGCGCTGTGCATGTTCGTTGTTTGAAGAGAACGTCTTCGATACAAAGGCAAATCTTTCTTGAGGGGATAGTTCGTTATCCATCATATAGGATTCTTTGAGCCTAGCAATGCCAAGCTCATCGAATAAATTATCCTGTGCTGGATTAATCTCAATGCCAAGGTGGGTCATTTGAGGCATGTGGTTAGTCTCCTTTATTGTATTCCATTTCTAGTATCATTTGTGCGTAGTGAATTACTTTATGTATGTCTTGCTCACCCTCACCCTTTGTCCTGTGGCGTGTAATATACTTAACAACATTGCCCTCAAGAAAGTCAAGCCCGTTAGAATAAATATACTCTACGGGCTGTATGCCACAATCTTTATAGTGATTACCTCCTACTTGTTTACCTAATGATCCTCCTACTTGTTTATCTAATGATCCTCCCTTAGTTCCATTTTCAAAGTAGTAATCTTCTTCTTTAGGTAATCCTTCTCTATCTTCACGCATCTTTCGTAGAATATATCTTTCTCTTCCTTCAGCCATCCACTTCACTCCTTCAGCGTTTAAGTCTGATACGACATCCTTCAATCCAATTTGAGAAGTAGTCTGTAAACAGACAGGGGAATACCGAATGTATCACAAGTACAACAGCAGTCAAGAGGCTTTCAACAGCAAGCTGTAAAGCAAATATAAAGTGCTGAAAGTACGTCATCTTTAGTTTATTTAAATGTTTATTCATCTTTTGGCCCTTTCCATATAAGGTTTAATTTTTTTCTAGCTTCATTGTGAGTCTCAGAGTTGATAACATACGCCGCAAACTCTCTAACTCTTGAGGGTTTAAGTCCAGCATAGTCACATACAAATTCAAAGTTTTCTGTTGTCACCCCTATCGAAGCAAAGAACCAGTTAGTAGCTTCTTTACGCATAGACGTAATGCTAGTAACCTCATCCTCAACTTCGGACTCAGTAATGTCAAGCAGTGCTTGATATATTACAGACAGGAATAACATATTCTCTGAATTTGTAAAGGGTTTTGATTGTAGTTTTAATATGTTATCTAAATCTTTTGGGTTCATCTTCAAACTCTTGTACTGGCCTGTAGAACTTACCACCTACATAGTTATTATAATATGCTGCTTCATCTGTACCTTCTAATACAGAAGACAGTACATTATATTTCATCTGGTAGTATAGCTCATAGTATTTCAGGCTTCTTTTATTTTTAAACTCAGCTATAATTTCAAACTTAAAACTTCTCTTGCCTAACTTTTTAATATCTTCTAGCAGTGACTTAGAAGAACCCATATAAATAAGCCAGTTAGATT